TGGCGATCGGCCTCGGTGTACTCGTCCTCGCGGGCCAGCCGGGAGGCCAGCTTCGTGTTGCCGGGGACGTCACCGCTCTCGACCTTGACGCGGTAGTGCCGGCCGCCCGACGGAGACTCGGTCACCCATCCGCTGACGATCGCCTTCCATGCGTCGGAGACCCGAGGCCCGGACGCCTCCATGATGTCGGCGACCTGGTCGAGCAGGCCCTCACGGATGGCGAGGCCCTCGAACTCGATCAGCTCGACGTTGCTGGAGACCGCGCCGTAGACGACGGCGATACCGCGGGCCCGGTCGCCGCTGAACCACTGGTCGTGCTCGGCGGGTGTGCTGCAGGTGGCCTTGTACTGGAGCCAGGCCACCGCGGGCTTCTTGGTGCCGTCAGCCTTGATGGGCAGGACGCACAGGCCAGCGTCGTGCAGCTCACGAGCAGCCGCCCGGAGGTCTGGAGTCTGTGAGTCGGTCAACGCTGCTCCCCGTGGTACTGGGTCATGTGGCGGGCCTTGATGCCGCCGATGAACGCCGTGATGGCGGACGGTCTGACCGGTTCTTCGCGGGGCTTCGGGCACCCCGGGCGGTAGCACTCGTAGCGAGCGCGGACCCTCTGCGCGTCGATGACCAGCAGGCCGTCCATCTGCTGAGGGATGGGCGTGCGGGCCGGGGCGTCCCTGGCCCGCTTGGCCGTCATCGACCCGCCGTCGAGGTGCGGGTGTGCCAGGCGTCGACGTCCTCGACGTGGCCGGCCGCCACGGAAGCCTGGAAGTCGAGGGCCCGCTGGGTGTCGGTGTCGCGCTCGGCGATCTCCTCGCGCAACTGGAGGAGAGTGGTGGAGGGCGGCTGTCCGGTGGGGACGATGGCCATAGCCCCACCCCCAGCGGTCCGGATGACCACCGTTTTGTCGAGGTGCTCCTCGTCGACGGCGCGCGAGTGGTGCACCGTGATCTGGTGCCGGGCGGCGAACTGGGCGAGGTGCTCGCGCCCGAGGGTGTCGAGCACCCAGGCGAAGACGGCGTCGGGCTCGCCGGAGATCATGACCAGGTCGCCGATGGCGTCGAGGCACTCACCGACGGCGTGGTCGACGAGGAGCTTGGCGGCCTCGATGTCGGCGATCGCTCGGCGTACGGCCGGGGTGTGTGACGCGGTTGTGGGATGGTTCTGCATGGAGCTGACCCCGTTCGCTACTTGCTGGTGGGTGCGGGCTGCTCGACAGGCGCCCCCGACTGGACCTCGGGGGCGTCGTTGTTGGTGGCTGCTGCCGACTGGACCTCGGTAGCAGCGGTCTGGGTGAGGCCGAGGAACCTGAGAAGGTCCGTCTTCCGGACGCGGAAGGCGCGCCCGAACTTGACGACCTCGATGGGGAACTCGCCGCTCTTGATCAGGGCGTAGCCGTTCGTCTCGCCGATGTTGAGAGCGGCGAACGCCTGGAGAGCGGTGGGCATCGCGGGCAGGTCGCGGACCTGCTCGGGGGAGAGCGGCGCCGCGGTCGTCATGTCGCCGCCCGGGTCTGAGCGGGGATGAACGCACGGCCGGCGCGCTCCATGGGGATCCACAGGACGAGCAGGTCGACACCGATGGCGGCGGCGATGGCCTTGGCCTTCGGCTCGGAGACGAGGCGCTGCGCCCCGGACATCAGGGCGCCGATCGTCCCGTGGGCAACGCCCGCCCTCTCGGCCAGTTCGCGGCTGGCGATCGCCTCGCCGGTGCCGGTGCGCTCCATCAAGAGCTTCAGTCGGTCGCTGCTCGCGACCGCGTACATCGTGGGTGGTGTTGCTTCGAACTCGCTCACGTTCACCTCGTTGAAGAGATCATTCATCTCGTTGAACGGTGTGGGTGTGAGCATTCCACAGCCTGAACGTTTTGTGCAACAGGCTGAACGTGGGGGCGTGAGTAAGTTCTCGGTCAATGACTCCGTGCGACCTGGCGAAGTCATCCATCGTGCTGAACAATCCGTTCAGTGCGTGAGCTGAACGATGCTCATGGCCTGCCCGTACGGCTTAGCGACCCGTACACCCCCTGAACGCCCCATAACCCCCTACATCCCAGGAGTGGCAGGATGAGCGCCATGGCGGCCAAGGACAATGAAACTCGTGACCCTGAACGGCGGACAGATTTCGCCGACCTCATTCGCGACCGACGTGCCGAGCTGAAGGATTCCCTCGACACCTTCGCCGAGAACGCGGTCGATCCGGTCACGGGTCAGCGTTTCAAGCGAGGCACGATCTACCGCCTGGAGACGGGGGCGCCAGTCACGCCCCCTGAGTTCTGGGAACTCCGCGCCCTAGCGGCGGCCTGCCGGTGGCCGGTCGAGCGCCTCCAGGATGCGGCGGGGGCCCAGTTCCACGGCGTAGACCCGCTCGCCTCTGGATCCGGCGAGGCTAGGGCGTATGTACGGAAGCTGGATCAGCTCCCGGCCGATCAGCGCGAACGGTTGCTGCGGCTCATCGACACGTTGGTTCCCCCCGAGGAGGGTGAAACCGAGTAGATCATTCATTCCCCATGACGTCACTGTGGGTGACATTCGCGAGCGAGGTGTAGCCATACGGGGCGCACGGTGCGATCATTCGTGGACCCTCTGAGCCACAGAGGTGCAGGTCTATGCGATGAATCGAACGCTCATGCGGGAGATGGGGGAGATGCATGGAGTCACCGAAGCGCCCCGCCCAGAAAGTCTGGTTCCAGTTCGCTGATGAGATCCCCGACGACGAGGCGGTCGTGACCGTCCAGACACCAGACGGGATCGCGCTGCCGGTACGGCCAGGGGAGATGACACCGCTGCTCCTCCAGGCCCTGAACAGATCTTTCGATCACCTCGTCAGGGTCGGCCTGTTGAGGGTCGGCGATGATGGAGAAGAGAGCCCGCGAAGGGAGTAACTCCGATGCCGTCAGCCCGCCGCGCAGGGAGTGTCTACAAACGCTGCGAGTGCCGCGGTACCGACGGCAAGCTCTTGGGCAACGACTGCCCGAAGCTCACGAAGAAGAACCACGGCGCCCCCGCACTCCGTCAGGAGCTGCCGCCGGACGCCGAGGGCAAGCGCCGGACATTCCGGCGGACCGGCTACGAGAACGTGACGACGGCCCAGGGCGACCTGTCCCGCCTGCAAGCCATCCTCGCTCTCGCCGGAGATGACGCCGCCGATCAGCAGCGGGTCGGCGACCTGCTCGCCGACATCAACAAGCACCGCGCTGACATCCCCGACCTCGAAGAGGTGAAGCGCCGGCTCGGCGTGGGCGTCCCGCTTGACGGGAAGATGACCGTCGCCGAGTGGCTCGACCGGTGGATGTCGAACAAGAAGACGCGCCCCACCACGAACAACGGGTACCGCTCGCACATCCGCCTGCACCTGAAGCCGCGCATCGGGCACTACCGGCTCGACCGGCTCGGCGTCGGCCACGTGCAGCAGATGTTCGACGCGATCGCGGACGAGTCCGACGTAATCCGCGCAGAGAACCAGGCCCGGCACGAGCAGGTCGCTCGGTCGAAGTGGACGAAGGCCGGACGGCCGCCGGCCAAGGAACGGGCACGCCTCGCCGCTGAGCGCGCCAAGCTCGCCGAGATGAAGCCGTTCCGGAAGACGAACGCTGCGGCCACCCGGCAGGCGATCCGCCGCACGTTGCGGGCCGCGCTCAACAAGGCGATCGCTCAGCAGCTCATCACCTTCAACGCCGCTGCACACGTCGAACTGGACGCGGGCGCCCGCCCCAAGGGACTGCTGTGGACGGACGAGCGGGTCGCGCGCTGGCGGCAGACAGGCGAGAAGCCGAGCGCCGTCATGGTGTGGACTCCCGCGCAGCTAGGCCAGTTCCTCGACGCCGCCGAGGGCCACCGGCTGTACGCCTTCTACCATACGGTCGCGCACCACGGACTGCGCCGAGGCGAGGGCGTGGGCTCGGCGTGGGAGAACGTGCACCTGGACTCGGGCATGCCCAGGATCGACGTCCTCACCGAGATCGTGGTGGACGGCTGGACCCCGGTGGAGACAGCGCCCAAGACCGACTCGTCGATGTCCGCCGTCATGATCGACAGGGAGACTGTGGCCGTGCTGCGGGAACGGCGGGCGCAGCAGCTCGCCGAGCGCGACGCCTGGAACGTGCGGGCCGCGCAGCTGCGGGCGGACGGCAAGGACGCGTACGACTGGATCGACACCGGCAAGATCTTCACGGCGGAGGACGGGAGCTGGCTGCACCCGGACGTAGTCAGCCGGGAGTTCGACAGGATCGTGGAGGCCGAGGGTCTGCCGCCCATCAATCTGCGGGACCTCCGGCACGGAGCAGCCGCGCTCGTCAAGGCCGGCGGGGGCGACCTCCACGACGCGAAGAAGAAGCTGCGGCACTCCACGGTCGTCCTCACGGCGGACACCTACCTGGAGCTGTTCGAGGAGTACGAGCAGGAGCTGACCGAGCGATCGGCGGCGGCCGTACCGCGAGCGCGCCGAGCGCGCGGCGCGGCCCCCGCTCAGGTCGCTGTACCGGAGCAGGGGCCCAGCGCGTCGCAGCCAGCAGACGCGGGTGATGACGGGCTCACCGTACGGGCCAGCACTGACAGCGACCCGTCTCCGGCGTAGAATCGGAACACGGACAAAGGGCCTCTGACCTGCGGGTCGGGGGCCCTTCCTGCTGGCCCGGTGCTGGCCCGAAGGCCACGTAAGAGCGCGATACGAGACGGTACGAGACGCGGTGAAGACTCAAGGATTCTGGGACCGAAACGGCCCCTGACCTGGGGATCGCGCTGTCGGACGTGTCGACGCGATACGAGCCGGTACGAGACGCCATCAGGGATCATCAGACTTTTAATCCATTGGTTGTGGGTTCGAGTCCCACAGGGCCTACTGAATCGCCCCCAGCTCAGAGGCACTTAGAGCTGGGGGCGTCCCCGTTTTCGTGCCGTCTCGTGCTGCCCTGCTGGCCCGCTGCTGGCCCGAAATCCCTGGGGGCAACGAGCACGGGCGGCCACCCTCGCGGGTGACCGCCCGGCCCGCCTCCGGCGTCCTGTCCGGGGCTTGCGGCCCCAACGCTTTCGGCGGCACAGCGCTCTGACGGGTGACTGCCGTCACTCCCTCAGAGGAGTTCGTGAGGGACTGCTGCCCACTCAAGATCAAACGATGCATCACTTCTGATGCTGACAGGCGATCATGGGAACCGCAGGTTGGACGGGTGCCTGACGCTCAGCCCGATTCCCTGCTCATCGCCTGCCAGCAACAGGGCGACCGTGTCCGTCGGGCCCGCGAGCACGCGAACCTCACGCAGGAGAAACTCGCGGAGAGATCTGAGCTGGGCCGGTCGACGATCCAGCGCGTCGAGGCTGGGGTGGGTATCAAGTACTCGCACCTGTACCTCATCGCTCGGGCGCTCGACGTGCAGGTCGCAGATCTCGTGCGGTGACCCGCAGCCGGCTCGGGGGAGACCGGTCTGCGGGCCACCGCCGCCCGCGCGGCGGCGCTGCGGGCGAACCTGCCGCCGGGTGCTGGTCACCGGCGGCAGGAGATCAGTTGCGGCTCTGACGGCGGTGGCAGCCGCATCCGCAGTGCACGGTCATGATGGGCGCCTCCCACGATGGAGCGCCCTCGCGGCGTATCTCCCCAGGGCCGTCGCACAACTGGTGCATGCCGTGCTGGCACTCCGGGGTTTTCTCGGCGGCCTTCACGGCGGCTGCCCGCTTCATGCCGGGTCCGGCTGGTGCCGGGGGTGGCGGCGGATCTCGACCTCGCACGTCGTGGCGAGGCGAATATCCCCCGCGTCCTCAGCGGCCTGGCGCTGCCGGTCGAGGGCCTCGCACACATCGCAGCCAGGCGCCGGCCGCGGCGGGCGGGTGGGGTCCGGCAGGGTGACGGGCGGCTCGTCCGTCGTCTGTTGCCTGCCCGTCATAACGCCTCCAAGGTCCCGGTGATCTGTTTCACACCAGGACCGTATGGGCGGGGCCGCCGAGGCAGGGGCACAGTTTGTGCCCCCTCTGTTACGCAGCCAGCATGTCCAGCTTCACCGCCAGCTCCGACGCCCGGCGGCGGCGGGCCGGGCTCTTCGCCTCGGTCTCCTCCAAGATGATCCGCTTCGCGTAGCCGTTGTAGCGGATCGTCTCCGGGGCAGCCTCGTGCGCCTGAGCCAGCGTGGCGAGGGCGACGTCCGGCTGTCCGTCGAGCTGATAGCCGCGGGCCTGCTCGATCCGATGCCGGGCCCGGCGCGGCCGGGACGGGATCGTCTGAGAGTCGGCCGCCGCCGCCTGCCGTACGGACTCCCCGCCGGCGTGCAGCTCGACCGCGATCGTCACAGCGTGCGCGCCGATGATGGCCCGCGAGAACGACGTGACCGGGTGGTAGTACGACTCGGGCAGCCGGTCGGCCATCGCCCGCGCCTGGTCCCAGTACCGCCACGCCGTGCCCGTCTCCCCGCGGCGGGCGGCGGTGTACCCGGCCTCGAACGTGAGCGCGCCGGCGATCGCGAGGACGTCCTCGTCGGCGTCGGGCAGGAGCGGTTCCAGGAACGCCAGCGTCTCCAGGTTCACGACGTCGGCCGAGTCGAAGTGCGCGGGCCCGCTGTCGCGGTGCGCCTGCGCGGCGAGCCAGGCCGCGACGCCGATGGCGTGGGGATCCTCCGACTCCTGTGCGGCGATCAGCCCGCGCTCGGCGACCCGCCACAGCAGGGCGGCATCCGGCTGGTAGGCCACGAAGAACTGTGCGAGGGAGTACACCTCGGCGAGCGCGGCCTGCGCCGCCCGCCGGTCCGTGCCGCTGTCGGCCTGGCGCACGGCGAGCTGCGCGTCCCGGATCAGCTCGGGCAGCAGGGCGCCGATGACGTCGCGGTGGTTCGGAGCTGAGTGCCGGGCTGCCCAGGCACGGGCGAGACGGGCGCGGAGGTGCGCGGCGGGTGGTGCTTCCTGGCGGGTGGTCAGAGGGAAGGCGTCGACGGCGGCCTTCACGGCGGCGAGCCGCGGGTGGCCGGGGCCGGTGAACAGGTCGACGTGCACGGACTGATCTCCCGTGAGGTCGGAGAGGTCCCGCACACGGAGGACTTCGGCGATGCGGAGGATGACCTCCAGCTTCGGTGTCCTCAGCCGTCCGATCTCGACGCCCTTGACCCATGAGCCGGACCGGCCGAGGAGCCCGCCGAGCTGGTCGCGGGTCAGCCCCTTGCGGGTGCGGAGGATCTGGAGCCTCTGGCCGAACACCAGGGGATCGGCGTATGGGTCCGGGGTAGCATTCGAATGCACGGTCTCGCCCCTCTTCTCTGTCCAGGTCGCACTGCCAGGGTATGGGGCGAGACCATTTTCGTGGGGCCGACGGTGGACCCGGACATGACGAAAGCGGCCCCGCCCCCGGGAAGGGGGCGGGGCCGCGTCAGGCTCCGGTCCGGTTGTACTCGTCGACGAGGGGGTGCGCCGGCTCCGGCTCGATGCCGACCCGGTGCATCTGCCGTGACCATCGGTCGGTCGTCCAGGCGAACGCGCGGACCACCCGTTCGAGGCGGGCCATCGCCCCGCGCAGCTGGCCGTTCTCCTCGTCGACCCGCTTCACCGTCGCCTCCAGCACGGCGAGAGACGCCTGCTGCTGCGCGGGCGCAGCGTTCGCGCGGGCCGCCGCCTCGGTCGCTGCGGCGGTCGCGCGGGCGGCATCCCGGGTGGCGCGGGAGACGAACCACCCGCCACCGCCGAGTACGCTCCCGGCCGCGGCTATCAGCCCCGCCCATTCGCCGACGTTCATCCGGCCTCGCCTTTCCGGACGCGCCTCGGTGCTGGGGGGACCGAATGCTCGGGCACCGTGGCCGCCCACATGATGACCCCGATGTGCGAGGTCGCGTACCAGGCGGCGACGAACCCGCCGCGCGAGTAGTCGCCGGTGATGACGGCGACGGTGTAGGCGAACGCCCACACGGTGGGGGGAATGAAGGCGGCCAGGAATCCGGCCCAGTCGCGGCCGATGCGGAGGAAGGCGGAGCAGGTGGTGACCGCGCCGCACACGATCCACAGCCACGACCAGTGGCGCAGTCCGCAGAACTGGGTGAGGAATTCCAGGCCCTGAGCGGGCGGCGGGTCGACGAGGAAGGACACGCCCCAGCTGGTTTTCCCGAGGCCGATGATCAGGAGGAAGACGCCGCGACGGCCCAGCTTCTCGGAGAGCCGCCGGGCCGCCCGGCACGGCATCAGACCTCCGGGGTGCTGGGCTTGTTGGGCACCGCGTAGGTGATGCCCCACGCGCCGAGGACGGCGAGCACGATGGTGACGCCCTCGCCGGTCGTGACCACGCTGTCCTGCACGGCCGTGACCGCGGCGGCCGAGCCGGCCGCGAGACCGGCGATGAGCGACTTGGCGATGCTGGCGATCTTCATGGGTCAGTTGCCCTTCTTCAGTTCGGCGACCTCGGCGCGCAGCGCGGCGACGTCCTTGGACAGGCGGGTGATCCCGTCGTAGATCTCCCGCAGGAAACTGATCGGCTTCCACGTCTTGTTCGTCGCCGCGTTCGGGGACGTCGACGGGGCGGGCGCCCGGTCCTGCTCCCACACGGCGTCGTGTATCTGGACCTTGTCCATGTCCGCTTCCTCACTGCTCTCCGGGCGCGGGGCGCCCTGCTTGACCCAGGCGTAGACCGCGTCGCCGGGGCACGATGTGGCGTAGCCGTCCCGGTGGCCACCGAGCCACGCGCCGGCCGGGCCCTCCTTGCGGCAGTACTCGATGGCGTCTCGGGCGCCGTGCAGCTGCGCGTCCGTCGCCTTCACCAGGTCGGAGGAGCCGACGAGCAGGCACACGGCGTAGTCCTGCTCGTTCAGACTGGTGTTGCCGTTCGCGCTGTTGCGGCGCTTCAGACCGCGGCCCTCGTACACGTAGCCGTGGGTGCAGACCAGGAACGAGTAGCCGATGTCGGACCAGCCGTTGCCGTCCATGTGCTGGTCCTGCAGCAGCCGCACGTACGCGGCGCACCGGTCGTGGGTCCGGTCCGCGTAGGCGGTGCCAAGGTAGTGAAGCTTCACGCCGCGGCGGGCGCCGCTGTACGGCGTCGCCCCGTTCGGGGTGCGGTACGCACGCGCCCCCCACTCCGCGCGCGAGACGAGCTTGATGGTCATGGGTGCCTCCAGGGCATGACGAACGCCCCGGCCTGGGTGGCTCGGGGCGGCAGGGAGCGGCGGCTGGTCAGCCGATGCGGTAGTACAGCATCCGGGTCTGGTTGCCGCCGCGGAGGATGGTCTGTCCGGCATCGGACGTGTTCTGCGCGAACTGGAGCGTCACCGCGCTGAGCGTCCCGTCGGTGGCGAACGTCCCCCGGTCGTAGGCGGAGTGGAAGTTGACCGGCGGGCTGGCCGCATCGGAGCCGCCCGCGATCCGGGCGGTGGTATTGCCCGGCCGCCGCAGGATGACGTCCGCGCCGGCGTTCACGCTCGTCGTCGGGGCCGCCGCCGCATACGCCGCGGTGAACGAGGCCAGCGTCGCCCCCGTCGCGGCCCACGCCCATTTCAGGTCGGCCGCCGCAACCGCCGAGTAGGAGATCAGCAGCTCGTACCAGTACAGGGCGTTCGGCTCCGGGGTGAAGGTGATCTCGGAGTTGATGAACGTGGTCGAGGCGGTGACGATCTGGTCGTTCTCCTGCTGCACCAACTTGGGATGCCGGGCGTTCAGGTCGTCCGCGAGGAGGATCTGCCCCGCGAACCACTGGGGAATCGACACGGTGGCGGGCCTCCTACAGGGCGACGGGTGCGGGCTGAGCGAGCGAGATCGGGGCGTCGGCCGCGTGGCCCTTCTCGATGGTGTTGACGCTGCGGGTGACCGTGGCCCGCTGCGGGGTGATGACCTCGAACCGGTCGAACCGGCACGTCGGGGAGACGTTGGTGTTGCCGGAGAACGCCGAGGCGGTGCACCCGACCTGACCGGTGGCGATGGTGCTGCTGCTGACGGTCTGGTCGCAGTGCCACGCGGGCGGCTCGGCGGTGCCGGTGCGCCACACGCGGGCCAGGATCCGGTGCCCGATCAGCCGGGCCCGGAGCTCGAACTCGGCGCCCGCGGTGTAGACGTGGGGCAGGGCGACGGTGCTGCCGATCTGGGTGCTGCCGCGGGTGACGGAGACGGACAGCGCGCCGGACAGGCCGAAGTGGATCCGGGCCCGGTAGAAGTCGGTGGCGCTCGTGTACCGCATGAGGACGCCGGGGACGAGGCTCTCGCCGGTGGCGATGGCGCTGACGGACAGCCGGGCCCGGATCTCACAGTCGCCGATGCTGTCGGGCAGGGTCTGCAAGCGGATCGTCGACGGCGCGGACGGCAGGGAGACCAGGCCGCGCGACCCGTCCACGCTGCGCTCCGAGGTGCTGCCGCCGACCAGCGTCCACGCCTGCCCGCCGTCGGAAGTCCCCCAGGATCCCGCGCCGACGGTGCGGGTGAAGGAGTCGTAGGCGAACGGGGCGAGCGCGGTGACGCGGACGCGTTCCCCGCCGAGCTTCAGATCGAGGGGGAAGTGCGCGGCCTTGAGGTTGGGGGCGTCGGCCAGGCCGGCGGAGATGATCCACGGGGCGCGGTCGAACATCCCGTCGGACGGGGTGTGGATCAGGAACGCGGTGTCGTTCTCGTCGACGGCGTTCACCAGGTAGCTGCCGCTGGTGTCGCACCGGTTGGGCTGGTCGGGGCCCGCGCTGGCCGCGTCCGCAGCGAGGCGGGCGACCAGCCACGGTGTTCCGGGCGAGGCGTTGAGCCGTAGGTCCCAGTCGATGGGGTGGCTGATCGGCTCCTCGGCGCCCTCGGCGATCACCTCGATCGGTCCGGGCGGCAGCCACTCGGGCGGGTTGGCGATCGTGACCCGGTCGCCCGGGTTCAGGCCCGCCAGGTCGTCGGCCAGGGACGGGTTCGCGGCGAGGTCGACGCGCACCAGCGGGTAGCGGTCCTCGTCGACGGTGGACAGGAACACCCGCCACGCTGCCTGGTCGGGGAGCTGGGCGTCGTCGGCAACGTTCAGCTCGATGCCCTCGTCGTAGACGCCGACGCCCTGGGGGTCCTCGGCCGGGTCGTTGACGTTCTGCGGGCCGGACGTCTTGGCGTAGGTGTACTCGCCGCCGTCCGTCCGGCGGACCGTGACCTCGTTGCGGAGCTTCTGGTCGTCGTCGGTGGGGTGGAACGGATCGGAGATGTGGCCGGCGGCGTAGTCCAGGGCGAACACCCTGCTGTCGGCCTGGATGTAGGCGGTGTGCCGCATGACTACGGTGCCGTCGTGGTAGGCGGTCCCGGCCAGGGCGATGGTGTGGCCGGAGTCGGTGACGCGCATGGTGCCGTACTGGCGGCGCCCGGCGACCGAGCCGAGGTCGTACTCGGGGCCGGTGGACCAGGCGCCCGCGTCCATGCTCGCGAACATGAACATCGGGAACCGGCCGTAGGGGTTGTTCGGGCCGGTGCAGATCGACAGGGCGTGCATGTCGGCGGTCATGAAGATCATGCGGTCCAGCCAGCCGGTGTCACCGAACAGCTGCACCATCTCGGCCCGCTCGTAGGGGAAATCCGACCAGGTGTCGGTGCCGCCGACCCACCGGGAGGGGCTGATCCACACCAGCGCCTCGGCGCCGCCCGCGTTGGCCGCGAGGAGCGACTCCATCCACGTCTTCTGGGCCGAGCCGAGCATGGTCTTGGTCGGCGTCACGGGGTCGCTGTTGGGATCGCGGGCCGAGCGGACGTCGGAGGCGACGTACAGGACACGGCCGCACTGCCACGACTGGTAGATCGCTGAGGCGGAGGGCAGCGTGTAGTGCGGCACCCACTCGCGGTAGACCTGGTTCGCGGCCGGGTTGGAGGCGCTCGTCCTGTCGCTGTTGTTGGCGCCGAAGTCGTGATCGTCCCAGACGTAGGTGCTGCTCAGGGAGCGGAAGAACGTCGCCTGCCGGCCGCCCGGGTTCACGACGCCGCCGTAGTTGAAGTTGTCGAAGTACGCCGTGCGGAAGCTGGCGGGGCTGTTCGTCGAGATGTTCTTGTAGTGCAGGTCGCCCAGGTGGGAGAACCAGGCCCATTCCTCGTCGGCGCCCTGCGCGGTCATGGTGTCGAACACCAGGCTGTCCGAGGTGGCGCCGGTGATGCCGCCCTCGTAGCCGTCGCCGGTCAGGCCCGCATCGCCGGCCGCGCCGAAGATGTACGAGACGCGCTCGCCGACGGGGGCCGGGTGGGTGCGGAACGTCGCCGCGAACGACGGGTTCAGCGTGCCGTTGTCGACACGCATCCAGTACCGGGTGCCGGCCGTCAGGCCGGTGACGTCCCACGTGATGACGTTGTCCGTGCCCGACGCGAGCGGCCCGAACGAGACCGGCCCGCTCATGGCCTCGTTGTCGGCGACCAGCAGCGTGGCGGAGTCGGCTGTGGTGAACCGGGCCCGCACCCGCGCCGTCGTGTCGGTGGTCGCGCCCGTCCACACCGAGCACAGCGACATCTCACACCCCCTGGTTGTACTTCGAGCGCCTGGTCCGGTAGGCCAGGGCGGCGGTGTCCCGCGCGTCGTGGACCATGCCGCCGTCGACGTCGGCCGCGGACTGCACCAGGCCGAGGAACGTGCCCGACTTCTGCGGGCCCATGGCCGGGGTCTGGTCGAGGTTGCCGTTCACCAGCAGCGGCACGCCCTGCTCCGCGCACAGCCGCTCGATCCGGCGGCCGGCCAGCTCGCGGTTGTGACCCTGCACGGCCCGCCAGGTGGCCGCCGCGAAGGGCGGGTCCTCGCCCCAGTAGGTGATGTGGCCGAGCGCCACGTCGCTGTCGTTGATGCCGCCGCCGCTGACCAGGCTCCACTCGGCGGTGATCCGGCTCAGCGCCCGGAAGCCGGTCGCGCGGGTGCCGCTGGCGACGCTGGCGCCGTCGATGAACAGCTCCCACGTCAGCCCTCCGGCGCCGTCGTCGGCGACGGACAGCCGCAGGTGGTGCACGCCCCCGTCGTAGATGCCCGGGTCGCTGATCGTGGTCAGGAGCGCGGTGGACGAGGTGCTCTCCAGCCACTCGACGATCCGCACCTGGACCTCGTTGAACCCACCGGAGCCCCACTCGATGATGTTCCATTCGACGAGGGGCACCGAGCTGGACCGGGGCCCGGTGTCGAACACGTTGACCTGGGTGATGTTGCCGGGGCCGAGGCTGTTGAGGACGTGGTCGACGGACCAGCCGCTGATGTTGCGGGGTGGAACGTAGGCGGTGATCAGGCCGCCGGTCTCCACAGGCAGGGAGACGACCGGGTCCAGCCACGGTGCGAGGGACCCGCGCCCCCAGTTGGGCTGGCCCTGATAGAAGGATCCGGCCACGCCCTTGGACCGCATGGGCTGGCCGCCCACTACGATCTCGGTTCCCTCGCGGGCGGTCTGGCCGTCGGTCAGCGGCCAGTACAGAAGCGGCCCGTTCGCGTCGATGTGCCGCCTCAGCGGGTCCCGCAGAGCCTTGGTCCCCTGGATGAGCCGGCGCTGGATGCCGTTCGCGGTGACGGTGGTGTAGACGTCGTTGCCGCTCACGTCCCACTTGGTGGGCCAGCTGGTGATGTAGCCCTCGAACCGGCCGACGACCTCACCGCCGGGGGTGGTGAGGTCGAGGGCGACCAGCGTGCTCAGCCCCAGCAGGCCGAACAGATCGGAGCGCGGGTTGCGGCGGGAGTACCGGCCGAGGATCCCCGGGGCCGCGTTGCTGTGGCCGTTGTTGAGAGTGAGCGGCATCCGGGTGGGGTCGGCGGTCGACGCCCAGTCCTGCCGCCCCCAGGTGAGGCCGATCTTGTCGCGGTTGTACACGTCGGCGGTGATGTCCACCCACGTGCCGCCCAGGAACAGGGAGATGACGACGATGAGCGGGGTCTGGGGGAACACCACGACGAGCCCTCCTTCACGTGCTGCCGAACGCCTTCTGCACGTCGCCGCCGGCGATGTCCACGACGATCGCCCGGAGCACCTTGGTCAGGGCCTCGTTGCCGTCGACGACGATCCGCACCGTGGTCTGTCCGCCGGCCGCGCCCGATGTGGCGAGCGGTGCGGGGCTGAGGCGTCCTGCTTCGGGTGCGGCGAGGGCGGGGTCGACGAGGCCGCTCATCGTGGCGTCCAGCACGCCGCGGTTGTCCTCGGCGCCGTCGGCGATCCCCGGGGGAATCCAGTGGCCGACCTCGTCCGCCAGCAACTTCGAGGGGGAGCCGATGTCCAGGAACGAGGTGGCGGCGCCGACGACGTTGTCGCTGACGAAGTCGCCGACCTTGTCCCACAGCCAGCCGCCGAGCGAGGCGATGCCGTTCCACAGGCCGGTGACCACGTCGCGGCCCTTGCTGTACAGCAGCCTGCCTGTGTTGCCGACGGCCGCGGCAGTCCTGCCCGGGAGCCGACCCATCCAGCCGATGAACTCGGTGCCCTTGGCCACGGCCGCGTCCTTGAAGCGCTGGCCCGCGCTGCCGGCGGACTCCGCCAGCCGGGTGCCCAGGGAGGACAGGGCGGTGACCGCCCGGCCGGGCAGGGCCTGCACGCTGCCGGTCCACGCGTCCCACTGGCGGCCGACCGGCCCGGACACGTACCGGGGCCACAGGCCGGAGAACCACAGGGCGATCGCGGCGCCGACCACGTGGAAGGTCTGGCCCGCCTCGCTCGCCTTGGAGTCGACCCAGCCGGTGAAGGAGTCCCACCACTGCGGCAGTGCCTCCCCGGTAGCGGTGACCAGCTTCGCCACGAATCCGCCGATGACGAGGAACGCGGTCGCGCCGAGCGCCGTGGCGATAAGCAGGGGCAGCGCGACGAGCGCCAGCGTCAGCGCCCCCGCGATGGCCGCCATCTTGAAGACCTGGACGGGGTTCGCCATCGCGTAGTCGGCCATCTTCTGCCCGAACCCGTTCAGCGCCTCGACCGCTTTCGGCGCGAACTCGATGGCCTTGTCGAGGAGCTTCTGGCCGAGGATCTGGAAGAAGTTGACGATGCGGTCCGCGCCCTCGGCGCCGCCCTCGGCGGCCTCGGCCCAGATGCCGCCGAACGCCTCCTGGAATCCGTCCTTGAACTCCTCGACCGCGGGCAGGACTTCGCCGCCGAGGAAGTCGATGACGTTCTGCTGAACGCCCCGCTTGAACGCCTCCATCTTCATGGCGGGGGAGTCTTCGAGTTTGTCGACGACCTTGTCGGCCGCGCCCGCCACGTCGTCGAAGCCGCCGGCCGCAGCCGCCGAAGCGGGGTCGAGGGCGAACAGCGCGTCGGCCTGGGTGTTGGCGAGGTCCCCGAACAGAACCTGGCTGGCGGCCAGGCGCACGGTCTCGTCGTCGGTGCCGCGCAGCGCGTCCATGGTGTCTTGCAGGGCCTGCGTCGCCTCGTCGCCACCGGCCCGCATCTGCGTGCCGATCTTCGCGCCGTTCAGGCCGATCGACTCGAAGGCCGCGTCGACCTGCTTGCCGCCGGCCAGAGCCATCTCGCCGAAGATGCCGAGGGCGTCCGCCATGGAGTCGGAGTCCCGCGCGCCGGCCTTGAGGCCCTGGCTGATCAGGCCCATCGCGGTGGCGCCGTCCAGGCCGAGGCGACGGAACTGCGTCGGGTACTCGTTGAAGGTATCGAGGAGATCCTGGCTCTTGTTGGCGACACTGCCCATGCCAGCGGCCAGGAGGTCCATCGCCTCGTCGAAGGAGTCGGCCATACCGGTCTTCACCATCTGACCGGCTGCCGCCGTGGCCTTGTTGATGTCGTCGTCGAAGACCTTGGCCAGGGCCATGGCCTTCTTCGTCATGTCCTCCAGGCCCTGCTGGTTGCCGGTGAACTCGTCCATGTTCAGAGTCACGGACCTGATCGCGTCCCCGACCTCGACGGCCGATTCCCCCCAGCCGTCGGTGAACACGTTGGTCATGGCGTCCGTCGCCGCGCCGATGTCCGCCGTAGTGTTCGCGAGCGCGGCCTCCACCTTGGTGGTCGCCTCGGACACGTCCAGGGCCTGCTCCAGCGCGGACATCAGCGCCGCCGCCGCCAGAGCCCCGGCCGCCGCCCCTGCCGCCGCCAGGGCGGTGCCCATCTTCGCCCCGTTGTCGGCCGCCGCGTCGGCCATCCCCGCCGTCTCGGTCTCCACCGTCTGGCGGGCGTCGCGCATGCCCTCGCCGGTGTCGTCCCGGGCGGACAGGGCGAAGACGAGACTGGTGTCCGACATCGGTCCCCCTCCCTACCGCTTTGCGTTGCGGGCCTTCTCCATCTGCTCGATGTAGTCGTCCAGCCAGTCCAAAAGCTGGTCCTCCTCCTCGACGGTCAGCAGGTCCCAGTCGCGAGGGGTCATGTGCAGCAGGTGGGCGGCGTTGCCGAGCTGCCTCAGACGGCGAACGGCAGCCGGGCTTTTCCCTCGTCCTCCGGCGCGGACTCGAACTGCTTGAGCATCCCCTCGATCAGGTCCTCGTCGCCGTTCTTCTCCCGCAGCTTGGCCACCGCCAGCTCGATCTCACCCTTGGTCATCTCGACAGTGAGTTCGTCCCACGCGAAGTCGACGTCGTCGAACCGCAGGGTGGGGTGCTGCCGCTTGAGCAGAACGTGCAGCAGCGCCCGCCGGCAGCGAGCGTTGCCCCTGAGGACGCCCATGGCGAACTGGTTGAAGCTCTGCCCGGTGACCTTCTCCAGAGCCTCGCGCTCGGCGGACATGAGCGCATTCGGGTTGTACTTGAAGACCTGCGGCTCGCCGTCTTCGGGGGAGTACGTGACCTTCACAGAGGATGCCCTTTCATTCCGAGCGGGAAGCGATCCGGTTGACCATGTCGGCGAGGGCCGACTTGACGGCGTGTTCGTAGGTGTTGCGCTGGCCCTCGAACGCGTGGTCGAACCAGCGGACCTTGCCGGTCTGCTGGACCCACACCTCGCGGTTGCCGTAGACCGGGTGCCGCCAGCCGGACGCCCGGTTGGTCCGCTTGGCCGCGTTGGCGAAGCCGCGCACGTTCGGCGTCTTGAACGCTTTGATCTTCGCGCCGGGGAACTTGCCGGAGATCCGGACCTCGGGCCTGATCTTCCGGGCGATCGACGACTTCAGTGCCGGGCCGCCGTGCGGGGTCGCGGACGCCATCGACATGATGTTGCTCTTGGCCTGCGCGGCCCCCGGCTTCAGCGCCTCCCGCATGTTGCGGGTCAACTCTTTGCGGAGCGCCTTGCCGTCCTCCTCGGCGCGCAGGGCGTTGGAAATGTTCCGCAGGTTCTGCGGCGTGAGCTGGAGGTTGAGCGATGCTCGGGGGGCGCCGCCCGTGCTGGCCATCAGGCGGTCGCCCGGGTCACGGCCCCCGAGGTCGGGAAGCCTTGCGACACGGTGGCCTCGTCGCCGACCGACCCGGTCAGCGGCGACCAGCCGTTGATCAGGATGTTGCCGGTGTACTTCGGGTTGGACGTGCCGACGGCGGCCTGGTCGGCGCGCACCTCGAACGGAACGACCGTGCCGAGCAGCGGCCACATGATCGCGTCGAGTTCGGCGGCGGTGAAGGACTGGAGGAACTCACACCCCAGCTCACCCGACTTGAGGCCGCCCTTGACTTCCTTCCAGCCGAGCGAGGCGTAGGTCGTGACGTCCTTCTCCTCGACCTCGACGGCGAGCTCCGCCTTCCGGGTGTAGGCGTTCAGAACGTTGGCGTTGATGGACAGGTACTCGGCGAGCAGGACCATCGTGGGCATCGAAGGGCCCTCCTTTCAGGGCATGACGAAGGGCCCGCGCGCGGGCCGGCAGGGGTGAGGCGCGGCTACTGGATGCCGAGCGCGCCGGCGAACAGGAAGCTGGGCGTGGTGCCGGAGATCGTCCAAGCCATGCGCCACCACGTATCCGTGATCGCGGTGCCGTCGGTGCGCAGGATCTGCCCGCCGATGGCGTTCGCCGCGTCGAACGTCAACTGGGTCGTGGGCGCGCCGAACGTGTTGTCCACGCTGGACTCGACCCGGGCGGTGAGAGACGGCGTGGTGCCCGCCACTGACAGCACGTGCAGGGTGGCGTACAGCCGCTTGCCCGCCGCGACCGCGCCGAGCTGGAGGCCGGTGCCTGTGCCGGTCGCGGTGCGGGCGGTGCCGGGCGGGTGGGCGAACTGCCCGCGCGCCACCGGCCACGCGGACTTGGCGGTGCCGGTCCACGGGGCGACCTCGCCGACCGCGTCGCCCAGCTTGTAGGCCGAGCGCATCGCGTTGACCAGGTAGGCGAGGTCCCCGACGGCCGCCGAGCTGTTGCCGCTCACCGACCAGGGGCCGACCCCGCCGAGCTGAGACCACGAGGCGTCGTCGACCTTGGCGGCATCGCCCGCC